GACACTAGCCGCTACGAAAATTTATTGGGGATCTGGGTTTGTGACAGCTTCGAGGAGCTACAGATCATGGAAAAAGAACTTAGGGAGATGAGACATGCAAGATCCGGTAAACCATCCTAAACACTACACGGAACACCCGTCAGGTATTGAGTGTATTCAGATTACCGAGCACATGGGGTTTAATCTTGGTAATGCGCTAAAGTATATCTGGCGTTGTGATTTAAAATTAGATGCAGTAGAAGACTTACGCAAAGCACGATGGTACATTGAACGTGAAATTGCTAAGCGTACAAAAATGGAGTGTGGAAGATGATAATAGAATTAGACGATGATTTTACAGACGAGATTACCACAGCAAATTTAGCACAAAGTTACGCCAGCATTTCAAGCATGATGAAAAACGGCGATCAATGGCACGAGGATGACGTTGCTGCTTGGAAAGAACTATTACCGGCACTTATGATTGTCGGTAACTGGTACTCAGTAGACTTTAAAAAAGAAATTAAAAAGGTAAAAAAGAAATGAAAAAATACACACACTTTGATTTAGAAGATGCCATCTACAAAGTATGGCAAACATCTGATGACCTTGAGTCATTTTTTAAGTTTCATGGTGATGCTGAAAAGCCAATGACGGAAGATGAAGTGGCTAATACGTTACTTGGCCTTAAACAGTTACACGACATGCGTTGCTGGCAGTTAATGGATATGTCGGCAAGGGTGTTTGAATTAAATCAGTATTGCACTGATCCGGAGAAGTTAGCAGCAAGAGAGGCTATGTTTGGCGAGGCACTTGATTTGTTAAACACAGCAAAACCAAAACCAAAGAAGAAAGGAAGTAAAAAATGACAGAAGAAGTCAAAAACATGTTGGATGATTTTGTAGTAACCTTGGAGTTCCCGGTGAAAGAAGTTAACGCACTGTTGAACATTTTGAATACACCAAACGCAGTGCCAACAACTACGTTTGTCGCATTCATTAACATGATCCAGCAGCAAGCCGGTCCTCAAGTGGCAAAAGCACAAGAGGGTTTAGAGGCTGTAGCAAAGGCTCAAGATGAACCTAAAGCATCTTCTTAAGCGAGCAGGTGTAAGCAACAACATCATAGCTGAGGTTGAACGTAAGGCCAAGATGACAACGGCGCAGCAGGAAATCGAGCACCAGGAAAAGGCTGCAGCAATGGCCAAAATGATGCTCAATGATGTTATGCCACACCTACACAGCGCACTAAGCAAGACCCCTCCATCCAAGCCCAAAAAGACGATTATTGTGCCGGATGACATGTAGGGCGGTTTTAGGTAATAGTTTGCATTATTATATATAGGACACGTCGTGAGACGCTCCTATCTACCCTAGCCTTAAAAAAGCTACAGGCTGCCGATCTGCCTGCATAGAAAATCGGCACCTCCTCAACGCCCAAGACAGTGGAGGGGTAGTACCAAATACGGGCATTACACACATCACACACACAGGAGATTTACCATGGTTACACCATTTGAACTACGCTTTTCTATTTTTAACACAGCTAAAGATTTGATGATCAAGCAACACGAGGCTAATATAGCGGCGTGGGAATTGATCAACAAGACAACAAAAGAGGCGGCTGATTTGGCTCCAAAGTTTCCAACAACTGAAGAGATCATCGACAAGGCTATTGAGATCAATACCTTTATCAGCGGTCAAACAACCAAAGAATTAGCAAGCGTGGCTAAGAAATTAGCTGGCGTTTCAGTAATATTCTAAAAGCATTTTGAGCTTTACAGCTCATTCCCGAGCACTCGCGGAAGCTGCGTGATCTAATCTACAATCACTGAGGTTATAACCCACCAAGAAACAGAAGGGTTAACTTTACAATAACTTATAAAAACTTTACAATCATGGCAACTAAACCCGGCTTGTACGCAAATATTCATAATAAACAGGAGCGCATAAAAAACGGCTCCGGCGAAAAGATGCGCAAACCTGGTACCAAAGGTGCCCCCACCGCAGCAGCATTTAAAGAATCAGCAAAAACTGCTACCATGAAAAAAGGTGGCGGTGTCTCACTGGCAATAGGACGTGGTGAAAAGTTACCAGTATCAAAAGGCGCTGGACTAACAGCCAAGGGCCGTGCTAAATACAACGCAGCCACTGGCTCAAATTTAAAAGCCCCACAGCCTCAAGGCGGGGCACGCAAAGACTCATTCTGTGCACGCATGTCAGGCATGCCAGGTCCGATGAAGGACGAGAACGGCAAACCAACACGCAAAGCAGCATCACTAAAAAGGTGGAAATGTGGTAGCTAAAAAGAAATTTACCGAGGAAATGGCAAAGACCGTTTTAGAACTCGGGCAACATGGTGCGTCACAAAAAGCCATGTACTCAGCCATTGGTGTTAGCAAGGCAACCGCAGCCAAGTGGAAACAGGATGACCCATTTTTTGCCGAGACCATGGACATGGCAACAACCTATGGCCAAGCGTTTTGGGAAAACATGATGCTGGCAAACATCGACAACCGAGGCTTTAACAGCCGGGTTGCTGAAATAGCATTACGTGGTCAGTATCCGGATGACTACAAAGACAGTAGGGAAATTAAATCAACTGTGAAACAAGAGATTGTGGTTGACTTTAATAAAGAGATTAGTGAATTGATCGCCGCCCTAAAAGTTTAAGAATATATTTTTTCAGTTTTACCTAAAAAGGCATCCCAAAAAGGTGCCTTTTTTGCATTATTATATATACCTTAAACAGACTTGAAAGACTTAAATGACCGCACACGCACTCCTAAGCGCATCAGGATCAAAACGATGGCTGTCCTGCACCCCCAGCGCTAAACTTGAGGCAACCTTACCAGAACAAAAACGTGGCTCCGGCGCTTTTGACTTTAGTCAAGAAGGCACCACAGCCCACACCTTGGCAGAGGCTAAATTAAGACACTATTACAATCAAATTGGATTAGAGGAGTATGAAAATGAAGTTAGCACCATCAAAGCAACACCCTACTACAACGACGATTTCGAGGCTCACGTCGATAGCTACGTTTTATATGTCCGTAGCCAAATCGGTGAGGGAGATACCCCTTTATTTGAGCAGCGTGTTGACTTTAGTGACTGGGTACCTGATGGCTTCGGTACAGCGGACGTGGTCATTCTTTCTAAATCTGCCATTCGTGTCATCGACCTCAAGTTCGGCAAGGGAGTTCCTGTATCGGCAATTGACAATACTCAGCTACGACTATACGCTCTCGGAGCATGGTCAAAGTTTAAGGAAGAGTATCCCGATATTAAAGAAGTATCCTACACGATCCACCAGCCTCGCCTGGACAGCATATCAACTGATGGGACTACCGTTGCTAAACTTGTCGATTGGGCAAACTACTTTGTCAAACCAAAAGCAAAGAAAGCCTGGAGCGGAGCAGGCGAGTTTCTCCCAGGTGATTGGTGCCAATTCTGTCGTGCAAAAGCGCAATGCAGAGCACGCAGCGACTACAATACAGAACTCGCTAAACAGGAGTTTAAAGCGCCGGCCCTTTTAACCGAGGATGAAGTTAGTGTTGTTTTAGTAAAAGCTCAGAACCTACGCACCTGGGTAAATGATGTAGAAGAGTTTGCACTGAATCGTGCGGTTGACGAAAACGTTGTGCCACCAGGTTACAAGCTCTCCACCACAGTAACCCATCGTAAGATCGCTGACAGCGCTCTGGCGGCCACCGTTTTGGTTGAGAAGGGCATGGACCCAGAAATTATTTGGGAGGCTCCTAAGCTAAAATCTATTGCGGCATTAGAAAAGTTAGGACCTAAAGGTCAAATCACAGCGTGGCTAGGTGACCTGGTAATTCGCCCGGAAGGCCAGCCAAAACTGGTACGTGTTAAAGAAGACGCCAAGGAGGATTTCTCATGAGTACTTGGCTAATTGCAGCAATGGGTGTTGTTTATTTTGTGGTAGCCATTGATCAGTTTATTAAAGGCGGTGTAGGAACTGGTATCATGTTTTTAGGCTACGCAATGGGCAACGTGGGATTAGTGATGGTTGCTAAATAAAGGATATTATGCACGTTACATGTTACGGAGCAAACATTGAAGTACCCGATCTTTTAATTGATAAATATGCAAGAGATTTTGAGTGTCTCCCTGGTAAAGGAATGCACACAGAGGTAAATCAGATAAGACATTCAATCGGTGAAATTGTTGACATCATATCAGAAGAACCTGATCTGCTGCATGAGTTTGAATACAGGTCTGATTTTATAAAAGCCTTGGCAATGAAGAAAGCGATGGAAATTCATGGATTATATTACGACGCCTAACAAACAAGAGCAGCAAAAAATGTTGTACGAAATGCGTGATAAACATGAAAAAACTTTAGCCGACTATTACCGGAAAAAACTATTTCATATCGTGAAACCAAAAAGTAGTTAGTTTTTGCATTATTATGTGTATGGGTAGACAGACTGACCCCAATTGAAGATCAGTCTTAATGTTAAAAAGGAATTAAAGATCATGGCATCAAAATCTATCAAAACCAAGTTTGTAACTGGCAAAGTACGTTTCTCTTACGCTAACGTGTTCGCACCGGCTGAGACACCTAACGGCACTTTAAAGTATTCTGTTTCCATCCTGATCCCAAAATCAGACACAGATACTGTTAATCGCTTTAAGAAAGCATTTGAGGACACCAAGACAGCTAACGCTGCAGTATGGGGTGGATCAGTACCTAAACTGCTTAAAGGCGGTTTGCGTGACGGCGATGCGGAGAAAGATGATCCAGCGTATGCAGGTCATTATTTTATCAACGCCAGCTCTAACGAGCGCCCTGGTATTGTTGATGCAGATTTAAACCCGATCATTGACACCAGCGAGTTTTACAGCGGTTGCTATGGTCGTGCCTCGATCACATTGTATCCGTACGATACAAGTGGATCTAAAGGCATTGCAGCAGGTCTTAACAACGTTCAGAAGCTAGAGGACGGTGAGAAGTTTGGTGGCTCTACAACAGCCGCCGCAGACTTTGCAGTATAAGTAATTGTAGTACCCAGTAGGGCGGCCCGGCGTAGAAACTGCGTCGGGCTTTTTTGCCCTTTAATCAACCATATAACATAGAGAATAATAAATGGATCAGTATCAAGAGTATATCGCCGCCAGCCGTTACGCACGTTTTGTAGACGACAAAAAACGACGTGAAACATGGAGTGAAACAGTAGAACGTTATGTGGATTATATTTTTAGTCGCACCTCAACAATCACCGCAAATTCTGCGTTGAAAGAAGAGTTATTCTCCGCAATTAAAAACCTTGAATTGATGCCGTCCATGCGCGCCATGATGACAGCAGGAAAGAGTGCAGATCGTGATAATACTTGTGTCTATAATTGTTCTTATCTTCCTGTCGATGATCCTAAATCGTTCGACGAAGCAATGTTCATCTTGCTTTGCGGTACGGGTGTTGGTTTTTCCGTGGAATCGAAATACATTTCGTTATTGCCGGAAGTGCCAGAAAAACTATTTGAATCTGACCACACCATCGCGGTCCACGACTCCAAAGAAGGATGGGCCAAATCACTACGTCTACTCCTCGCAAACCTCTGGGCTGGAGAAATTCCGAAGTGGGACGTGTCCAATGTCCGTGCTGCCGGAACACGACTCAAAACATTTGGTGGAAGAGCTTCCGGGCCGGAACCATTAGTAGACCTGTTTAAGTTTACTGTTAACATGTTTAAGCATGCACAAGGCCGTCGATTAAACTCCCTGGAGTGTCACGACTTGATGTGTAAAATTGGTGAGGTAGTTGTAGTAGGTGGTGTACGTCGCTCTGCAATGATCTCGTTATCTGACCTTGATGATGAAAGGATTCGTCATGCTAAAGCTGGACCTTGGTGGGATACCGCGCCCCATCGCGCGTTGGCTAATAACTCGGCGGTGTATAGCGAGACACCTACAGTGGGCAAGTTTATGGAAGAATGGCTCTCTCTGTACAACTCTCATAGTGGGGAACGGGGCATTTTTAATCGCGAAGCGGCCCGTAAGACTGTGGAAAAGTACGGTCATCGTGACCCAAATTATGAGTTCGGTACAAATCCATGTTCTGAAATTGTTTTGCGTCCCTACCAATTTTGTAATTTATCTGAAGTTGTAGTACGCCATGACGACGACAAACAAACCCTGTTGCGCAAAGTGCGCCTTGCCTCTATCTTGGGTACCATCCAGTCTACCTTCACAAAGTTCCCCTATTTGCGCAAGGTGTGGCAGAGAAATACTGAAGAAGAGCGGTTACTGGGTGTTTCCCTCACCGGAATCTATGATAATCCCCTTCTCACAACCCAAGGAGACGAATTAAATGCCTTACTTACCGAGCTTAGAGAGGAAGCTAGACGAGCAAACGAAGAATATGCTCAACTGCTTGGAATACCTAAGAGTGCTGCAATTACTTGCGTTAAACCCAGCGGAACAGTCAGCCAGCTCGTTGACAGCGCTTCTGGAATCCACCCAAGACATAGCAAATACTATATCCGCCGAGTTAGAGGAGATAAGAAAGACCCTCTCACTCAATTCTTAATTTCACAAGGAGTGCCGAATGAAGCCTGCGTTTATAAACCAGATCAAACAGTCGTATTTAGTTTTCCAATTAAAGCACCTGATGGGATCACTCGTTCAGATGTTACACCAATTTCACACCTGGAGCTATGGCTTACTTATCAACGACACTGGTGCGAGCACAAACCGTCGGTTACCATCTCAGTGGAAGAGCAAGATTGGCCAAGAGTGGGAGCATGGACGTGGGAAAACTTCAGCGAAATCAGCGGGGTCTCGTACCTCCCGTACGACGGCGGCACCTACCGCCAAGCCCCGTACGAAGAGTGTAGCCAAGAAGACTACGAAAGCCTCAAAGCCAGCCTCCCCAAAATCAACTGGGAAGACTTCAAAGAAAACACGGACAACGTCGAAGGCGCGCAGCAGTTAGCCTGTAGTGCAGGCTCCTGCGAGATATGATCACCGTAACGGACAATGCCGCAGAAAAGATCAAGGATCTGTTTATTGATCAAAATGATCCGACATTAAAAGGTCTGCGGATATTTGTCCAGGGTGGTGGTTGTAATGGTTTTCAGTATGGGTTTACTTTTGACAGTGAAATTAATGAGGATGATTTTGTTATAGACACAAATGAAATCAAAATAATGATTGACTCTATTTCCAGTGGTTACATTGTAGGAGCAAAGCTAGACTACAAAGAGGAACCCTTTTCTTCACAGTTTATTATTGACAACCCGAACGCAACCTCTAAGTGTGGCTGTGGATCATCTTTTGGAGCATAGTAAATATTTCACATGGTGGTGAATTTGGGGCTCTTCGGAGCCCCTCTTTTTTGCATTATTATATGTACGCCGATACGTCGGTTTGCCTAAGGAGCGATTATGATTTACAGCATTGACTTTGAAACACGTAGCCACGCCAACTTACCAGATGTTGGGCTAGACATCTACGCCAACGATCCCACAACAGAAGTGTTGTGTATTGCATGGGGTACAGATCCAGATCAAATCCATGTAAGACACCCCCAATTTAAAAACGACGAGTTGTTAGATCACGTAGCCAACGGAGGCAAAATCCAAGCGTGGAATGCCATGTTTGAGTATGCCATCTGGAACTGTGTCTGCGTGCCTAAGTACGGCTGGCCTGAGCTCAAATTAGAGCAGTGCATTGACACCATGGCCATAGCGGCGGCTAACAACATCCCACAGAGCTTAGATGACGCCGGTACCTTTATGGACTCAGAGCACAAGAAAGATGCCACTGGTAAGCGCCTGATTATGAAGCTATCCAAGCCAACCTCTAAGGGTGTGTTTAATGAAGACCCGGAACTGATGCAGCAATTGTTTGATTATTGCGCACAGGACGTACGCACAGAGATGGCCATAGGAAGCGTTTTAAGGCCCCTTACAGACGTCGAACAGGAAGTTTGGACCCTTACCCAGCGGATTAATTTGAGAGGCGTCCCAGTGGATCCTAACGAGCTCCACAACGCCGTCTTGGCCGTGGTAAGGGCCCAGGATGCCATTGACAACGAATGCGTCGCCTTGACCGGTTGTAAGCCCTCTGAAAGGGCTAAATTGCTAGAGTGGATTAATAAGAAAATCCCTCACGCACCAATGCCCGATTTGACCGCCGAGACCGTATCAAAAATGCTGCAATGCAACATATTTCCGGTGATTAAAAAGGCGCTGGAGTTGCGCCAAGAAGGAAGCCAAACTAGCGTGGCTAAGTACGCTAAGATGATGGAGATACAACGTGAAGGACGGATTCGTAACACTCTTGTATACCATGGGGCAAGTACCGGTCGTTGGGCCAGCCGTGGTGGTCTTAATTTACAAAATATTGCACGTCCTACCATTGAGGATGCTGAAATTGAAACTGCAATTCCGATTGTGTTTGGTCAAGGCAAAGGTAGCATGGATCAACTTTCATCTTTGGTTCGCTCGGCAATCAAGGCACCAGAGGGAAAGACTTTTGTCGACGTGGATTTTAGCTCAATTGAAAACCGAGTTGGCGTCTACTTGGCTGGCCAAAAAGATAAGGTGGAATTGTTCCGGAAAGGACTAGATGAGTACAAAGTTTTCGCTGCGGAAAGTTTATACCGCATCAGCTATGATGAGGTCACGAAGGAACAACGTCAGATTAGCAAGTCTGCGGTACTTGGCGCGATGTTTGGTCAAGGCGCCAAGGGACTTGTTAAGTATGCTGAGGGAATGGGTGTTACGCTGTCAGAAGGACAGGCAAAGAACGCAGTAGATAATTATCGAGCGTCGTACTCGCGTGTGAAGGAGCTATGGGCGCAATGCGAGAACGCTGTGATTCAAGCAGTACAGAATCCCGGAAACCCTTTTCGCGCCGGGGATCGACTCGTTTTGAAAGTTGCCAAAAATGCTCTGTGGATGCAATTACCATCAGGCAGACTCATCTGTTGGCAAAGGCCAGAGCTCGAGTTGCTCACCACCCCATGGGGCAGTCAGAAGCTCGGTGTTGTTGTCCACTCCCAAAACACCTACACTAGGCAGTGGGGTAAGAACGCCTTGATTGGCAGCAGTATCTTTCAATCCGCTGTACAGGGTACCGCTAGAGACTTTCTTGCCGTGGCTATGATTAACCTTGATAAAGCCGGTTACGAGGTGATTAACAGTATCCATGATGAGGTACTACTCCTGGTTGAAGAACAAAGCGGGGAGTCCGCACTGGCCGATGTAGTCAACATTATGACTACACCACCAACGTGGGCTCCTGACTTTCCTCTTGCAGCGGAGGGCTGGTACGGCAAACGTTACCGCAAATAATTACTCAGCTTTAGTAACTGGTGTGGGGTGAAACAAAAGCCCCACATCGTCGTTTGAATAGCCCTTGTAACCAGCGGCTTTAATAAGTCTCTCTAACTCGTTTAAGTGTTTTGGTTGGTCTACTACCTCACGACCAAACTGCATCATATACGGGTCTAATGCTTTTTGTTTTGCAATTGCAGAGAACCCAGCTGGGTCGTCATGCAGCGGATAAATATCCTCAGCCATACCGCTGTACTTGTGCGGTCCTAAGCCCTGCTCTGGGCGCATTGTATCAGCACCCCTGTCTACGTAAAAGTAAGAGCGTGGCTTGATGTCTGGTGCGTCTTTGAGGCGTGCAGCCTCAGCACCCTTAATCCCACTACCATACATCTTAGGTTCCAGGTAAGAAATATTTGGCGCCGTGGAGTAGTGCACAAACGGCAATTTCCTGGCGTGCTCTAAAGCCTTTTTAACAGCGCTTGCACCACCAGCTTGAAAGTGCTCAATTGATCCACCCTCAGCTTTCATAAAGTCTGGGTTGGCAGCTTCTGCAGGATTATACTCAGCAAATTTACCACGGATGTTTGCCGGATTAAATATACCCACGTTTTTACGGCCAGCTTCTTGCAAGGCAAAAGAGTCG